TCACCGCCGGCACCGCCTCCTCCGCCACCGCCTCCGCCGCCTGCGCCGAAGAAGACAGACATCTCTGTGCAGCAGGCGAGGGCCGATGAAATTAAACGAGCGAAGTTACGGACAGGACAAGCAGGCACCATCAAGACACCCGGCCTCCTTGATCCTGCAGACACTGCGTACAAAACACTACTGGGGTAGGGATGAACATAAAAACAGTTCGTCTTTTAATGCTGCCTCTTTTTGTCAGCGTCTTCCTCAGCTCATGCCGATGGACAATCCCTGTAGACTGGGGATGGTAGTACACGATGCCGATAATCAATCCCGGTAACCTCGGAGACAACATCCCGCCCTATGGCAAGAAGTCGTCCATTCTTCGGCGCTATACAAAGCTGGAGAATGAGCGGACGACGTGGCGCAACCATTGGATGGAGATTAGCGACTACCTCTTGCCGCGTCGTGGCCGCTATCTCTTTGAAGCGCAGAACAGCCGAGGCAAGAAGCGTAACAGCAAGATCATAGACGGCACCGGCACCCAAGCCATACGCACGATGGCTGCAGGGATGATGTCCGGCATGACCAGCCCTGCGCGTCCGTGGTTTAGGTTTGGCACCCAAGACCCAGACATGATGGACAGGTACGAGGTCAAAGAGTGGCTGTCAGGCGTCGAGCGAATTTGCCGGTCCATCCTTCAGAAGTCTAATTTTTATAACAGTGTCTACACGATCTATGCAGAGCTGGGTGCATTCGGAACCGCACCACTATACCGGCAACGCAGTTTTGATAGTGTCATTCGGTTCAGACCGTTTACGGCTGGAGAGTATGTCATAGCCGAAGATCATACTGGCAAGGTCGACACGCTCGGGCGGTCGTTCACGATGACGGTAAGCCAGATCATTGAGAAGTTCGTCATACAGCCCAACGGCAGAGAAGACTGGACTGGCGTTAGCCGAGCGACGAAGAAGATGTGGAATGAAAAGAGCTACGACGAATTGGTTCCGATCATCCACTTAATAGAACCGCGTCGTAAGTCAGACAGAGACATGCGCAGGTACGACGCCCTCAATATGCCGTTCAAGAGTTGTTACTTGGAACAGGGCGGAGAGAACGATGAGATGTTATTTGTCGGAGGGTATAAAACTTTTCCGGCTTATATACCGAGATGGGATGTACTGCCCGGTGATATTTATGGCAGGTCTCCAGGCATGGACGCCCTCGGTGACGTCAAACAATTACAGCAGCAACAAAAAAGAAAAGCTCAAGCCATAGACAAGATGGTCAACCCACCGATGACTGCTCCGACGTCGTTACGAGGCAAGCCGTCCAGCGTTCTACCGGGAGGCACGACCTACGTCGATCCGTTACAAGGCGGTCAGGGATTTTCTCCAGCGTATACCGTGACGCCTCGTCTCAACGACATGATGCTGGACATTCAAGAAGTCCAAGAACGTATTCAACGAGGGTTCTATGCCGATCTTTTTGCCATGATGATCAATTCAGATCGTCGTAACATCACCGCTCACGAAGTGAGTGTTAAACAAGAAGAAAAATTAGTGCTGCTCGGGCCTGTGCTACAGCGGCTCAATATAGAGCTACTTGATCCGCTGCTAGATGACGTCTTCCAGTTCGCTTTAGAGGCGGAACTCCTCCCTGATCCGCCGGACGCGCTGGAGGGTGCCGAATTGCGCGTAGAGTATATTTCGTTGTTAGCGCAGGCCCAGCAGGCTGTTGCAGCTAGCGCCATCGAAAGAGCGATGGGCTTTGCCGGCAACATGGTCGCAGTCTTCCCAGACGTTG